ATTTATCTTCATTAGCCTTACGCTCATTGTCACGCTCAACATCTCCTTGAGAAATTTGGTCTTGTGTATATTCTGCTTCAGTACCATCATCCATAATAATTACTTCTACTGGTGGCAAAGTCGTAGTCGTAGTAGGTGGAGGAGGCAAAGTCGTGGTGGTCGTAGTCGTGGTAGGAACTGTGTAATTAAAAGTAACATTAGTAGATGAACTATTACAATCTCCCTCACTACCACAAGCGTCTACTCTAAATTCCCAAGAGTTTGTTTCTGTAGCTTTAAAACTATAAGAAGTATTTGTAGTAACTAATACTTGTGTCCACTGTGTTTCATCTGTCTTAGAGAATATCTTATAGTTACTTGCACTAACAAAACCATTATCATTTGCGTCCCAAGTAATTGTTAAATTATCACCACTTGTGTCAACAGAACTAGCTAAGTTAGAAACCTTTGCTGGCTTGTTTTGTATTGTTGTACTTAGAGTCGAAGTCCAAGATGAATACAAACTATTTGTATCGTTATCACTTCTAATTGCTGTATTGAATAATCCATGTGCCTCATTAAATATTAATTCTATGTAACTAGCTGTAAATGTGTATTCTGTATTTAAAGCGTTTTCATCTCCTACATTTCCTGTAGCAATACCATAAGGACTAGCAGTTCCCTCATCATTTAAACCAAAACCTATTGCGTATCTTTCTGGACTTGTATTACCATCTGTAGGTGCGTCCCAATCAATAGTTACAGTTCCATTTTCATAATCCACAGTTGCAGTTTGATTGGTAGGATCACCAATAGTTAAAGGAACAGTAGTCGTGGTAGTCGTAGTAGTTACTACATAAGGATTACAAGCGTCTGTTCCTGTAGGTGCAGACCAATCTGTTTGGTTATAATCAAATGGTGCTCCTGCATATAAATTCCAAGATGTTTCATTTGTTAATTCAGATACACTGTTATCTGTTTCATTATTAGATCTAACTCTATAATAAATATTTGTTCCTGCTGGATCATTGAAATAATATTTTAAATCATCAAGACTAAATGTGTAATACTGCCAAGTATCTGTTTGATGACCAAAAGAAGTTGTAACACAAAAACTATTTGTTTCAGTTATACCACTAGATTGACTAAAGAATATTGTGTAGTTTTCTGGTGGACTATCTTCATAACCATCAGAACCTAATATACCAATAGTAAAAGTCCCTGCGTTAGCATCATCACTAGCATTTGTACCATAAGGTGCTTGTGTAGGAACATGGTCAGCCATAGCAATAGGTAAAGGATAAATAAGTAAGCCAACGATTAATAAACGAGCTAAGGTATTAAATTTACGAAGCACTTTCTCATCACTTCCTACCTCTTCCCACCATCATATTTTACGGCATGTCCCTCATCAACCATTAAATCGTTGATACTTACATCATTAATAAAAATCTCACCTAATACACGACCATATTTACCAGATCCGTGTGATTTCATTTCTAGATCTGCTTGTGCATTTTCTAATGTTTTAATTAGCCAATCTTTTGCAGCCAACCCTCGTTTTTTCTCTTCAAGATCTCTTGTTCTAGACTCTGGAGCGTTAATGCCCATAAGTCGTACACGGCATTTATGCCACACATTAAAACCCAAATCAATTCTGACATCTATTGTGTCTCCATCTACTACTCGTAATAATTCAATTTTATAATAATACATACATCTCTCAATTGACAAAGGGGGCTAACGCCCCCAAAGTCTTTGCGCACCTGATCCCTTTCAGGATCAAATCTTAACCTTTTGGAAAGTTCGACATAAATTTAAAAGGTGCTTCCTCTATTACATTTTGCAATGCTGAGAAAAATGCTGCACCAGCAGCTACTACGGCACCCTCTAAAATAGACATTTCTAGCCAACCTGATTGTGCAGCGACTATCACTCCAACACCAGCTTGCAAGCCAGTTCTGACTGCTCTAACTAATGACACCTTAAAAGCATCAGTGAGTTCCCATTTCATATTTATCTCCTACTGTTTTGCAAAAGAAATGTCCCAGGTTTTTTTACCTAGAACACCATCTTCTTTTAGCCCAAACTCCTTTTGAAGTTCGAGTACTTTTTTCCTTGATCCATTTCCATACCAACCATCAGGACTTAAACCTACAGCTTTTTGCCATGCTTTAAGATCTTCTGATTTTATCATAGGCACTTGTACCTTGAAGTGTATGTTAGGCCATTTAGGAAAATCTTTTGAAAAATCATATATTTCTGTTTCTTTTTTTCCGATATCGGAAACTTTTGAATCTGTAGGACTTTCTGAATATATAGGTTCTTTTCCTGATACAGCAATATATTCGTTATCACCAGTATCGTCAAAATCTACATATTTTACATAAACATCTTCACCTGACAATATTGCGTCTCTCACTTTAGGATAAAGAAATTTGTACGCAGAAACGCTTGATCCAACCCAGCCATCTTTTTTAACAAGATTACTTTCTTGATTTTGGCCAATAATGAGACAACCAGAGGTCGACTCATCATTGTTCCCAGTATGCCAAAGAATCCACTCGAAATTAGGTACATTATTTACATAAATCATACCTTTGTGAAACTCAGGTCCATACTTCTTAAGATACCTCGAATGAAAACCACCTTCAGTTCTTAAAGTTAACTTATATGTTCCAGCAGGTATTCTTGTTTCGTGTTTTACTTTTTTTGATCTATATTCATCTTCAACGGTATAACAAAGAAATTTTCTTTTATCATCTGTAATATCAAATAAGATACCACTTGTTGAGTCTGGTTGTGAGCTGATTCTTAATACTTCTAAAAACATACATAGCTAGTTTAATTTACTAGATATGGGTTTTAGGTATTTAACAGTTATATGGGAAAAATTTTAAATTATCCCAAAAGTACATTTTATTTTCACTACTTACAGTAAAACCTACTTGAGCAGGTGGCGACCAATCGCCTGAAATATCTTTGTACCACTCGGATCCACCATCGACTGACGGACATTGCATAAACCATCTTCCACGATTAGATATACAAAAATAATGATGAAAATGACCAGAAACTATGAGATCGCTGTCACCTATCGGCTCACGCCCCATACATTGTCCTGCAAACCATTTAATACCTTTATCAAAAGCAAATCTACCTGTTTTCACAGATACTCCAGATCTAAACTGATGACCATGAACTAGACCAACCAGTTTTCCAGAAATCTCAACTGTAGCTGATAATTCGCTTTCAGGAATTAAAAACTTAACATGACCAAACGCTTTTTTATTTTGAGATAATATTTCTTGCACTTGTTCATATATCGCTACATCGTGATTATCAGCAAAATCCGTAAAAGTTTTTCCGTTATTACGATTTTCACCATGATTTCCGTGAATTGCCGAAACTGTTACAGTGTCGAATAATGGAGCCCATTCTGTAATTGCTTTTACAATTATTCTACGAGCTACCTTAACTTGATCACGAAGATTGAGCTGTACTCCATAAATTTGCGTGTCGTAATGGCCAGTACAATTTTCGATAATATCCCCTAAAGATAATATGTGTAAATGCTTTAACTTCTTTCCACTTTTTCTCATCTTTAAGACATAATCAGTAAAATCAGGAATCATTTGATTTAAACGATCTACTATTGCTGTAGTTCCATCTCCATCAGGTTTACCTAATTGCCAATCAGAAAAACAAATGACAGCACTATCGTCTTTATCAACCTTAGGTAATTTAGGTTTTTTAACCTTTTTGACTTCAGCTAATAATTTGTCATAGTCTGGATCATTTGGATTTCTAGGTTTCTTAGATACTATCTTTGCTTTGTAATAAAAAAGTCGTGTCCCACCATCGACCATACTATCCCAACTTCTAACCTCTACAGGCTCTACAACATCATATAATTTAGGATCTAGTTCTAGTTCCTTTAATATATGCGTAAAGTCAGTGATGTTTCCATCTTTTTGTGGTTTAGAAGTTATTTCACCCTCGTTACCTTTTAATTTGTAACCAGGATCATAACCTTTTAGATTTTCGTTGTTCTTTCTTTTTGCATTAGAAAGATCACTTCTATTTTTTGCGTACTCTTCAAGACTTGACATAGCGTTCCATTGTATTTCTTAGTTGGGTTCTTATATAATCTACGGCTAAAGGACAGCCTTGATCTTCTACTAACCAAATAGCAGCACCTCTAAAGGTAACAGTGCCATTTTTAACACCCTCTAATGCTTCGATCCACGCAGCCCTGTTTGAATCGGATTGATCACGCCACGGAATTGGTCCAGTCCTAGAATTATAATTATGTGAAAACTCCTTTAAAGAACTCATTATTCTTCTTCAGCTTTTGGTGTATTTTTACCTGATACTTGTGCAAGAACTTGTTGTAAATTTGTGTTTTGAACTTTCATTTCAGAGTTCTTTAACTCAAGATTCGCAATTTTTTCTGCTGTATCAGCTAACATTTGTCTAAGAGTTCTGTTCTCAGCTTGTAGCTTATTAGCTATATCTGCAACTTGCTCTGGACTTAATTGTTGTTGATCTGCCATCACAATCCTTTCTTAATAATTAATTAATTACTACATAATTATATACAATAATATTTGAGATTTCGACTTTATGAACTATTTTTTACAGCCACAGTCACACTGATCTAGATCATCAATATGCTGTTTTATATCAATATTTGACTTTGGTGAACGATTAGTAATGTTACTTTTTTTAATAAGTTGCCATTCTAGATCGTATAAATTTACCATAATCTATTCTACTATATAAATACACTCACCTGGGCATTCTTCAGCTGCCTCACGCACTATATCTTCTTGACCTGTAGGTATTCTTGCTAAACCTTCAGCACCCTGTGAATTATTATGTATTGCACTAAATATCTTTAATTCGCCAAAATTACCTACTGTTTCTTGTACATAAGCTAAACCATCATTTTGCATAATAAAAACATCAGGTGCTATTTCAGCACAAAGTCCGTCACCTGTACAAAGATCTTGATCTATATAAACTTTCATATATTCTTCCTTATATTTTTAATATATCTGCCTTGAAACATAGTTCCTAACTTCCAACGAGTTTCCTTTAATTTTTGTTGAATATCTTTGTATTCTAGCATTTCAATTTGCCAGTTTTCTCTTTTAAATGGGTACAAGTAGAACAATGGTTCGCCTTGCTTAATCAGTATTTCTCTATCTTTAGATGTAACAATTAATTGTGGATTCAAATCATGGTATTCATCACTATCTAATAATCCCCACGGAAAGTACCAGTCAGGATTATTGTGATATAAAAGTGGTATTTGCATTACGCTATAACCTTTTGGTGTAATTACAGCTAATGGGTGCTTAATTTTAAAAACACCTTTTATATTTTTGTTAGGATAATGATCTTTAAATTGATAATCTGCATGATATTCAAGTTCTATTATATTTGTAGGTGTTCGCCACATCCATTCATCGTGTGTTGCATTTATATATATATCGCATGGTGCAGGAATAACAATTCCATATTTCCATATATCTCTGAAACTAGGACACTTCTTTATTGTTGACATATCTAATTGATGTAATAAAGCTGTTTTAGGATCATCTATTGCTTTATGAACTGGCATATCTTTAAACCAATCAGGTATAAAATTCTTTGCAGGTTGAGGTAATGTTTTACCTATAGGTACATAGTCCTCTCTGCGTGGTGCAAATTGGATCTTCATTTGTACCTTCTAGTAATTTCTCTGTAGCCACCTGTCATCTTTGATCGAAGTTTAAAACTTTCATCACGCATTGCGTCATTTTCAAAATCATCAAACTCTTTAGCAACCATATTTGTTTTCTCTCTTTTAAATGGTATGACATGTAAAAATGGACTACCTCTTTTTAACAACCTATCACCCTCACTATGCCAAATGCTAGGAAAGTTTACTTGATGAAATGAATCTGTCTCAACAATACCAGGTATCAAAGTAAAATCTCTATTAGGGTGCATTTGTGGTTGCAAGAACAATGTTGACCAACCTGGTGGTGTCCAAAAGAACCAAGGACTTGTAAACTTAACAGCATTTCTAAAATCATTTCTTTCAAAAGGATATGTACTAAGTTGTTCATTGTTATGAAACTCTATAACAGTTGCAAAAGTATCATCAGGATGGTTAGTTTCAAAGTGAAATTGATCACCATGTCTTTGAACTAATATATCTGTCCATAAAGGAATAATGTATCCCTCAGTAAAATAATCTACAACAGCAGGACATTTCTTAACAGTATGCGAGTTTAGATCTTTAAGTATTGGTCCTAACTTAGGAAATGGCTTATCGTTCATACGAGGTAGATCAAGTGGTAACTTTTTAAACCACTCAGGGATCATTTGACCTGCTGGAACAGGTGGTGCTACCTCCAATAAGGACGGAACCATAGTTGCAAAAGTTATATTATTTTCTTTTTTCTTAAACATTTTTATCCTTATAAAACCAATGATCTGGTTCAACATAGTGAAGAAACAACATACCTACTTTGTTATTTTCAGGATCTGGGAAATCTTCACGCCAATGTTCTTGTTCCTCACCATAAAATGCAAGAGCTTGATTAGGTTGTAATGTGTAAGCTCTGCCCTCTATAAATAAATCCCAAGCTGTTTCTTGATATAGACAAATATCTAAAGTGTATGTACAAGCATTATTATCTATATGCTTTTCTAAACTTGCTTTCTCGCCCTCATAATGTGCAAATAAGGCATAGCTAGGCAGCAAAGTATCTGATTCAAATATATTCCTCGCTAATTCCACGGATCTGGCATAAAAAGGCTCTATTGCTTTCCATTCGTGATTATTTACAAAGTATCTACCAAAATCTTCAGAATAGGGAAATCTTTTATAACTTCTTTTACATATATTTACAATACGATCAAATACTTGATCTTCAAATATATTTTCTATTACTTTCTCTTGTCTTTCCATATTCTCTGTTTTCTAGGCATTAGTTTCTTTGGTCGTCTAGCTAAAGCCTCTGTATACAATTCATTAGTGTTTCGTCTATTTACAGATGATTGACTAATTAAGTTCCATTGCTTACTAAAAGTTTCGTTCCACGGCACATACTCTAACTTGACTGGTTTAGAAAATAAAAGATTAAACATTACTGTATCGTGATTTAATAGTAATTCCTCTTGTTCTAAATCAACCCACTCAAATGCCCATGATAAACCACGAGACCATGCGTGTATTGGCATAAAACCAGGTATTGTTGTAATTGGTAAGTTTTTACCAACATTACGATCAGAGGGTAATACATCCATCCAAACATCAGGATCATCAGTAAATAACATAACAGGCATAGAAATTTGCATTGTAGGAATACCAGGTCTAGCCCAACCCTCTTTTTCTTCCATAATTAATTCTGTAAAAGGACCATGATGTTTAACATTGCCATAGTAATTAGCTGACACATTGTAACCACCAAAGCGATCAACTTCATCAGCAAATTTATTTTTTTGTAATTTAATCTTTACATAGCTATATGGAAAATTTACTTCATATAATCTACTACGCATAAACTGTGTAGATACACAACCATTAGGTGCTTTTACAAACTTTTTAGGTAATTCATAATTAATAGGTGGCAACGAACTACTTTCATTGTTTTCCAATTGTCCCCAAGCTAAATTACGAGTAGGAATTGTATAGGCAACTCTTGGCGCATTTCTTAGATTATCTTTCATAGGTTGCGACCATATATCAGTTAATCTAAAATTCTTTGGTACTGGACATTTCATAATATTCCTTGATCCTTCCATCTTTTCTTATTCTGTTGGGTAAGCCAACGATAAAAACCATTTTGTCTTGTTCTCTCTGCTGATCTACTCTTTGCATAATACTTTTTATCAAGCTCATCCATTTCTCTTGTCACACCAACTTCAAGATCCCAACCATCTCTACGATAGGGGATAACCTGAATTAAAGGCATGCCTTGTCTAAAAGTTCTTTCTCCTGTGCCATGATATAAAAAAGGTATGTTCATTTGATGATATGAGTCTGTTTCGACAATACTAGGCATTATTTCTATTTCCCAATGTCTGTGATACCACGGTGACATAATCAACACTGACCAACCTGGTGGTGTAATAATATCCCACGGATTACTAAATTTTAAAGCTGTGTGATAACTTTCAGGTGGTATAGGCATATTTCCTATTGAAGCAGGATTATGATATGTTACCGTATCGTTATATGCGTGTTTGTTATACCAATTAAACCCTGTATCTTTTGAGTGACTTATCTTTAGATCTAACCACAAAGGTATAATGTAGCCACTAAACATAATATCTTTAACCGTTGGACATTTTTTTAGTGAGTTATCTTTGTATGGTACACTATTCCAACTTTCATCATCAGCCCTCATCTCTGTCCACTCTCTTTGCAAATGCTTATACCAAGCTGGCATAAATTCAGTTGCAGGTTTAGGTGGTGCGAGATCTACATATTCAGGATCTGCTGTAAGAAATAAAATCTTATCATCACCAACTTTGTGTTCTTTTTCCTCTAGAAATCTTGAATATTTTTTTGTTTCCCACCATCGTTTTGCCATATTACTCCAATAATAAATGTGCTTGTTGAACTACTTTTAAACCATCTTCAGGATTATCTCCTGTAAATTGTGACTTCAATGTAATAGTATTATCAGAACTATTCCAGTGAATAATATTTATTGATGTAAAACCCCAATTTCTTAATGCAGTAAAATCAGTATTTGGACTTGCTTTTAGATCATTATTCCAATACATAATAACTTTACAGTCAGGATTATTAGTTAAAGTATCTGTACAGCCACTTAGAACATCCATTTCTTTACCATTGACATCTATGACAATAAGATCAAGATCAGTCAAAGACAAACTATCTACAGTTATTACATCTACTGCCTCACTGTTATCACCAAATAACAGATCTAACTTTGCACCTGATTTGTTATCATCAAAATAGTACATAGTTCCAGATCCAGATGTGCTATCGCATGCTTTATTAATATTTGTAGAGTTAGGACAATTAGTTTCTAATTTAGCAAAACGATCACTTTGTGGTTCTATATTTGTTAGATCAACATCTGCATCTTCTAGTATTTTACTGGCCACACCAACACCTGCACCTACTATGAGAGCTTTGTTAATGCTGCCAAAGTTTTGATCTAGCCAAAATTCTAAACTTGGTGCCAATGTGCTAGTTTCATTTAATAATTTATATTCAGATTTATCATTTTCATCTATATCAACTGTTGTGTTGTTTAGTAATGTCTTGTTCATAACCAATCTTTCTCAATTTCACTAAAATGCCTACCTGATGGAAATTGTGCATTACCTGTACTGTATTCACCTAATATAAAATGGTAACTACTAGGGGTTGCATAGTTCAAGTATAGTGCAAGAGTTATACCACCTGGGTTATTTAATCTACTATGATTTTGTTTAGATCCGTGATATGCTACTGATTCTTCGTTTCCTAATTCAATAATATGTCCACCAATATCTATTTTCCAAGTATTCTCAGAAAAATAATTGTACATAATAGTGTATTCAACTGGATCAGTGTCTTTATGAACAGGATGTTGTTGATCAAACTCATACCAGTTAAGTGTCGCAAATGTAGGTAGCAAGTCATGAACATCAAACACTTCTCTTGCTTTGTCTATTGTATAAGTGTGTAGTGTATTTAACTCTGGACACATTTTGACCATGTGTCCTGTATTTTTCTTAAACCATGTGTCATCGTTGTTATAAGGCGTTTCACTATCTAACCAATATCTCATTTCCTCTAATTGATTACCTTTAAATAAATCTGGTATAACAACTGCGTCCATTAGACACCCTCTGGTCTGTAGTTATGAGGCATACCATCAAGATCAAGTCTATGACCTAGCCATGTTACGATTGCATACTTTGTACCATTCACAACAGGCATAGCTCTGTGAGTGTATGCGTAATTGCTAGGAAATAATACTAGAGCAGGTTTTTCTGGTTTCACATTTTCGTCAAAATGTACGAAGTATGTTCCACCACCTTCGTATTCACTTGGGTTTAATAAAATTAAAGCTGATAAATAGCGAGGTATATGTGGTGCATAATCACTATGTGGCTTATACTCTTGCCCACCTTGATATCTTAATAAGGTATATCCCTCATCATGTTGAATAGGAAATTCGTACTTTTCTGTATATTCATTAACATACTTCATTAAAATACCATGAATTAGATCGTTAATGTTTCTGATGTCGGAAAAGTATTGATCCTTACCAGATTTTACAGCTTCACGATAAAGTCTTGTTTCTTGTGGAGTAAAAGCTAATTGAGAAATGTTAAATAATTTATTTGATCTAATATCGCCACCTTTGTGACCTTTACCTACTGAGGCATCTTCATATCCTATTTCAATATCAGTATCTTTATCTATTTCCTCAGTAACTGCAATTATTTGCTTGGCTTGATCTTCTGTAATTGCGTCCTCATATATTTCTACGCAACCCATAACTCTTTTCATCTTAACTCCCTTGCTTTTACTTCTGCCAATGGCATACCACTATTATAACTATCCATATCATAATTACTGCTACAGGGAACTAAAAATGCTGCCTTTCTACCATTTAATAATGGTGTAGTTGCATGTGAATACATATAATTACTTGGCATTATAACAACTGATCCTGCTGGTGGTTTATATGGCATTGCTTCAGGAAAATACTTAAATACTAAAGCACCACCATCAAAATCATCATTAAGGTATGTAAGTACAGTACATCTTCTTAAATAAGGTGCCATATAAAACTTATTATTTTTAGGATTTCTTACTGAGTGATTATCACTATGAAATGTCATGTGTTTTGGTGGTCTATATGTAATGTATTGCCAATTTTCCATCCAATTGACTTCTCGTTCTAGATCTGGAAATAATTCAAAATACTGAGATATTTTATTTAAAGCATTAGTTTGTACTTGCCTTAAAAATGTATAATGTTCAGGTTTTGTAAATTCTAATTCAGGATTAAATCGTATAGGTCCATTATCATTGTAAACAGTTTTCTTGCTATCATTTTTCTTTACATCATCAGTAGTAACAGCTTTAGACCAATTATCTACATCTTGATTCATTGATTCGATAATACCCTCAGGAACTGTTAAACAATTTTCCCAAGCATAAACACCTTTAACAACTTCTTTAGGATTGCCATCTATCCAAAGATTACTCTTCTTCATAAGCGTCATAAGCCGTAATTTCTTTAACTTCTACTTCCTCGTCATCTTTTTTAAAAACTAAATTATACCAACCTGCATTTAGCTTGATGTGATCTGTGTAAAACCAACGGTATATTTTTTCATATTGCATAAAGTGTTGATCTATTTTTATTTCAGGATCACTAGGATTATCTAAGTTCTTTTTCCAAACTTCCATAATGTATTGTGGAAGATCATTTTGATCAACGAAGTCATCTACATAATTGTATGAAATGTAATCTTTACTAGCTACATTTTTTTGAACTCTTGCAAATTGATATTCAGGTATTTCTACAAATTGTGCTTTATCAGGATCTGTAACTAATCCTTCTAAACTTTTAGACATACCACAATGAACCTCATTGGTTTTATGTTCCCATTGATCTTTGTAATCTGAAACAGATTCACCTTTAGGTATGTAGAATATATATCTCACTGCACCTCCCTTAATATTATTAAGCTGTGAGTGTTGCTTGAATATTGAGCTGTTCTTCTAGATAGTCGATTGTTGGTCCAAAAGAAAGAGAAAATCCCTCTTTGTAACCATCTACATCAGCTAAAAATGCAACTTCATCAAAAGCATCGATATCTTCACCTAATTTAAAAAGACAGTTTGCAATTGCCTTTTCGCACATTTGTAAAGCGTCAGCCTTTTCAGAAGCTAATGCCTCAGCACTTATGTTTATATCCATATCTTCTCCTATAGTGTAAGATTTACCTAGTAAGTATAGCACGAGATACTCTCGAATATCTCTTTCAGCGAACTCACCTGCCATAGGAAATTCAGCCTCTGCTGGAATATCCAATAGCAATGCTTCGCCTTTACTATAAAATATTTTAAATTTTTCAAATGATCCTTGATCAGTTCCGTCATCACCGTCATCAACTGCTAATGGATCCTCGTCTTTATCAAATACTGTTGCACCTGTCATAGTTATATCCATAGGACACAACATATTCCAATTACTATCAGTAAATACATAAGGACTATCATTTTTTACATAAAACTCTGTATATGGTGCAACATTTGTATTTATGTCCCACACATAACCAACTTCATAACAGTATTCACATAATGGGCTGTTTTCCATTTTAAGAGGTTCACAATACTCATCGTTGTAATCAAATATAAAGTCTTTTCGTCTTATATAAAAAGAGAATTGTTTAGCTGTGTTTAGTTCTACATCAACATAGCCAAAGTTACCTTCAGAGGTAAAATCTAGTTTTTTTCTTGGTCCATAAGGAAATATAAAATCTATAGTGTCATCAGGTAACAAGTTCTCGTGTGTGTCATCTTTGAAAGTACCAGGAAAATAAAATAAGTTCCAGTTATCGTAATCTTGATCTTCTCTACTGTAGTAGATTCTTACAGTAGCCATGTTAAACCTTAAATGTCTTTACAGTACCG